ACTATTAACGAAGTTCATTGATAATAAATGGATTTTGAAAAGCGGAGATGCAGGACAAAGCCGTTACTTTTTAGGAGAATTTGAAAACAACTTTTTGTAAGAAAAACTAACTGGTTTAAACTAGTTTAAAAGCCTGATTAAACTAGGTGGTTTAGTACCCCTTATAAAGGGGACTAAACTACTAAACCACTAAACTAGTTTAATTGATTAAACCACTAAATGAAAAAAAAACATTATGAAACTACAAGACAAAATCAACAACTATAAAAAAACAAATAAAAACACATCTGAACACTTTTTTAAAGACGGTACGCAATTAAAAGGGAAATTGCATACTTGGTTAGATAATTGCTATTTAGATGCCGTAAACGAGTTTAAAACGCTTGGAACAAAAAACACTGCAAATTGGTTGGACGATTTGTTGAAGTGAAATAAAAATGATTATATTTGTAACAGTTTCATAATTAATTAATTTTACCTCCTCAATATACTGAGACCCTGTTGGGGAGGTTTTTTAAAAAATAAATGCTTGAACAGTTAGCAAAGAAAGATACATACTGGCGGAAAATCGCCTTGAAAATCTGTAACAACAAAATGTTAGCGGATGACTTAGTTAACGATATGTATCTGGCTTTGAACAATTGCAATAAAGAAATAAATGATTTTTATGTAATTGTTACCATAAAAAACTTATTTTTACAGGAATTAAAGAATAATAAGTCAACCGATTTAAACGACAATTTCACAAGCGATGCGCCGTTTGAGTTGGATGATCAAGAAAAGAAAATAGTTGATAATGTGTATTGGGTGGCAAAGGAGTATATAGAAATGAATGAAACGATGTCAGTGCGAGAGATTGGCAAGGTTTTAAATACTAATTATAATTTTGTTCATCACACAATTAAAAAAGAAAAATTAAAATGGCAAAAAGAAAAAATTACGAAGCTAAATTTGATAAAAATTCAAAAGTAATTTCAGTAGGATTTACTGATAAACCATTGTTTGGTAATTTTGAAAGCGTAGGACTTGGCGATACAATCGAAAAAGTAATAAAAGCTACAGGCTTGGATATTTTTGTAGATGGCAAAGATTGTGGGTGCGATAAAAGAAAAGAGTATCTTAATAACTTATTCCCGTATCGAACTAAAGCCAGATGTTTTACGGAACAGGAATACAACGATTGGAAACAATTCACAAAGATTAAGACGGTAACACTTTCAAAAGAACAAGTTGATTTTGTTTGTGAACTTTACGCTTCTGTATTCAATCGTCCCGTTTGGTTCCCGTGTGCAGATTGTAGCACGAAACCACTTATAAATATGATTGATAAACTTGATAAAATATATGGAACTTATGAAAAAAATATTTAGCATTTTAGCAATTGCAACCTTGATGAGTTGCACGCCAGAAACAGTTACTGTTGATTGTGGATGTGGCAAGATTAAAACCAAAAGGATGTTAAGTGATAAGATTAAAAACTACGCATACACTTACGAATGCAACGGACAGATCATTGGTGTAGGTAGTATGATTGATTATAAAATTGGAGCAACGATATGCAGGTAGTCAAACTTTCAGAGGTTAAACTCAACCCGAACAATCCCCGGTTAATTAAAGACGATAAGTTTAAAAAATTGGTGCAGTCTATTAAAGACTTTCCTGAAATGCTAAACATCCGCCCGATAGTAGTTAATCAAGATATGATTATACTTGGAGGCAATATGCGATACAAAGCTTGTAAAGAAGCAGGATTAAAAGAGGTGCCAGTAATAATAACAGATTTAACCGAAGCTCAACAACGTGAGTTTTTGATTAAAGACAATACAAGCGGTGGCGAGTGGGATTGGGATATATTAGCCAATGAATGGGATACCGACCAATTAGAAGAATGGGGATTAGATTTGCCGATTGATTTTAATACAGAAGTATTAGAAGCAGAAGAAGATGACTTTGAAGTTCCAGAAGGTGGAATTGAAACGGATATAGTATTAGGCGATTTATTTGAAATTGGCGAACATAGATTGCTTTGTGGGGATAGTACGGATAGTGATTCAGTTTCAAAGTTGATGAATGGACAGAAGGCTGATATGGTATTTACTGACCCTCCTTATGGAATGCATTTAGATGTTTCAAATAGTAATAATTTAGGGGGTAAAGATGGATGGAAAAATAAAGCAAAAAATTATACTCCTGTTATAGGTGATGGTGACGATTTTAAAGAAGAATTGATTAATACAATTTTTGCTTGTTTTAATGATGTTAAAGAAATGTTTATTTGGGGAGCGGATTATTTTGCTGAATTATTACCTAATAAAAATGATGGTAGTTGGTTAGTATGGGATAAAAGGTTTGGAGTAGAAGAAACGAAATTGACATTTTCTGAATTTGAATTATGTTGGAGTAAAGAAAAACATTTAAGAGAAATGGTGCGAATAACTTGGAGTGGAATTTTAGGAACAGAACAAGAGTTTGACCACAAAAGACATCACCCTACACAAAAGCCCACGAAACTATCAAGATGGTTTATTGAAAAGTATTCAAGCGAAAAAAATTTAATTGCAGATATATATCTTGGAAGTGGCTCAACAATGCTGTCTTGTCATCAAACAAAACGCAAATGTTACGGAATGGAATTAGACCCAAAATACTGCCAAGTAATAATTGACAGAATGATTAAACTTGATGATACTTTAATCGTTAAAAGAAACGGAGTAGATTGTACTAACGAATTTAAAGTACAATAGCATACGATAAGAAAAAAATAATTTAAAAATAATTGATTAAATATTTTTTTATTCAAAGTATAGGTTATATATTTGCATATATAATTTAAACAAATAGAAAATATGACAACTCAAAACATCACAATCGGAACTAAATTAAACTTAAATGTAAACGGAAAAGTTAGACAATATGAAGTTAAAGATATCGAAAACGGAATGTATAAAATTTTCAATAAATTTGTAATTTCAATTTTTGTAGATTTAGATTTTATAAATGCTAATTTAGCTGAATAATGAAAGGCGGTAAAAGATTAGGTGCGGGTAGAAAACCTATTGAGAATAAAAAAGTACAAGTTTATTTTTCAGTTACTCAAGAACAAAAAAACGATAAAGATTTTATAAATTTTATCAAGAAACAAATTGAAAGTTATGGCATACGATAGAGTAAAGATATTTGAACAAGCTAAGGAAATGATAGTAAAACATAAACTTTTCTTTGTAGAGGATATTGTTGCTTTTTTGCCATGCGCAAAAACTACATTTTACGATTTTTTCCCTCCAGACTCGAACGAAATGAACGAGCTAAAAGAATTGTTAGAACAAAACCGAGTAACGCTAAAAGTATCAATGCGTTCTAAATGGTACACGAGTAACGCTCCAGCTTTGCAAATGGCATTAATGAAATTGATTGCAACGCCTGAAGAGTTGAGAAAATTATCAATGCAGTACATAGAATCTGATAATAAAAACAGAAACGAAAACTTCGATATATCAAAACTTTATGATACAGAAACACCCGAAGCATTGGAATAGATTGGGCGACAAAAATACACGCTACTTTGTTTTAACAGGCGGTCGTGGCTCTGGTAAGTCATTCGAGGTTGGCAGATTTGCCAGCCTCTTATCGTTTGAGGCAGGGCATAAAATCCTTTTTACAAGGCAAACGATGACAAGTGCGCATTTGTCTATCATTCCAGAATTTCAAGAGAAAATAGATTTATTAGAATTGAATCACGCTTTTGAAGTTAAGAAGTCCGAAATCGTAAACACACAATCTGGAAGCGAAATAATTTTTAAAGGTATCAAGACATCAAGCGGAGACCAAACAGCAAATTTAAAATCTTTGCAAGGTGTAACAACTTGGATATTGGATGAAGCCGAGGAGTTAATCGACGAATCAATATTTGATAAAATCAATTTTTCGATTAGACAAAAAGGCAAACAGAATAGAATCCTTTTAATTCTAAACCCATCCACAAAAGAGCATTGGATTTACAAAAAATTCTTTGAACAGGCAGGAGTTACCGAGGGGTTTAATGGCACGAAAGGAAATGTAACTTACATTCATACTACTTATTTAGACAATTACGACAATTTAGACCAGTCTTTTATTGATGAAGTAGAGCAAGTCAAGAAAAACAATCCTAAAAAATACGAGCACGTTATACTTGGCGGTTGGCTCGACAAAGCCGAGGGAGTTGTGTTTACAAATTGGCAGTATGGTACTTTCAATCCGGATAATTTACAAACTTCTTTCGGTCAAGATTACGGTTTTTCAATCGACCCTACAACCTTGGTAGAGGTTGCAATCGACAAAAAGAAAAAAATCATTTACTGTAAAGAACATCTTTACAAACCGAAATTAACCACGTCGGAAATAGCACAAATAAACAACACAATCACAAAAGGCAAGTTAATCGTAGCGGATAGCGCAGAGCCTCGTTTGATTGATGAATTGGCAAAGTTAGGCAATAGGATAATTGGCACCACGAAAGGAGCAGGAAGCATTAATGTAGGTGTAGAATTAATGAAAGATTATCAATTGATAATTGACGGAGAAAATATAGGCAAAGAATTAAACAATTATGTGTACACGGATAAAGGCTCTAAGTTATACTGCGATATGTGGAATCACGCGCTCGATGCAATCCGATATAATGTTACTTACAATTTAAGCGGTGGATATAATTTCGATATTAGATAAAACAAAATAACCTTTTTTTCATTATATAAATATGAAGATTACAATTCCAGAATCAATAAACGATATAGCCTTGCACCAGTTCCAAAAGTATGATTTACTTTTGAAACGAACTGATTTGAAGGACGAACAATTCAACGTTAGAAAGATTGAAATCTTTACCGGGTTGGATCGTAAAAGAATACCTTTATTAAGTCAAAAGGATTATAGTGAAATATTAATTTTAATTGATAAAGCATTAGAGCAAACAACGGAATTTCAACCTACATTTAAAATCAAAGATGTTGAGTTCGGTTTTATTCCAAACTTTGACAAAATTACAGCGGGAGAATATCGTGATTTA